ATGCAATAACTGAGGTTGACGGGATTCGCTTTGATAGCAGGAAAGAAGCAAAATATTATGAGGATTTACTTTGGCAGCAGCGTACCGGTGCAGTAAAAAGCATTGAATTACAGCCAAAATTTGTTTTACAGCCTGGCTACGAGGTCGCAGGTAAAAAGATAAGGCCGATTATTTACAAGGCAGATTTCAAGGTAACAGAAGCTGACGGGCATATATATTACGTCGACACGAAAGGGATGCGGACGCAGGTGTATCTGATCAAAAAGAAGATGCTGCTATATCGTTACCCGGACATTGACTTTAGAGAAGTTTAAGGCGGTGGAGTAATGGAGAAAATTAAAAGTCTTGTAGGCATGGTATCGAAAAAGAAGTTTTTTTCGGCCTGCAAATGCTATAAAGATAATAGATATGGCGGCATTAATTGCGTTCGCCCACAACTTTCTATAGATGAAGAAAGTCATTTAATATTTTGCGACCGATGCGGTGCTATTGTAGATCCGTTTGCAGCAATGGTCATAGTTGCAATTTTTGAGGAACAGAAAAAACGTGAGTGGAGTAGATATATGGAAAGGGCTAGACGTTTTTGGAAAATAGCACATAGCTACAAGCCATATAGAGTTGCTTTGAAGAATATGGAGAAGAATATGGGGCGTGGCGAGAACACTATGTTTCCTTGCTGCCCAAAATGTGACAGAGCATTTGATCCTGCAGATATCAAAGCGTATGTTAATAAAAAATATGTCTGCGACTAAGGCGGTGGAGTAGTGGAACATAGATGTATAGATTTCTTGAAGTTGAGAACCATAGAATATCCTATGTACTATCAAATTACGGCAGAGTGCCAAATTTGTAAAAAAAGATCAATATTAGCTTTGAGTAAATTTTATTTGCGATTGATGTATGATGCTGATGCCGGATCCGTACAAGAGATTGGCCGACTTATAAATAGGTTTGATGAGAGAATAAATTTGTTTGAAACTTATTTTAATCAGCGAAGGCGGTGAAGTAGATGAAAGAATACAAAGCTCGTCAAATAAAAAGGGCGTTCAAAATTTATAAAAAACATGGTTATGATTATGCTTATCGATGGAATGTATATTGTCGAATGGAAGAATACAGATCAAAACGTGGAGCGAAAGTGAAGTGGCTGTCTCAACTAATGGAGCAACTTGAACGTCAACAAGGGAGAAATAAATTATGAAAAAGCCTGAAATAAAGTACGTAGGCTGGTGCCACGAGTGCAAACATCTAGGAAGTTTTATTTGTGGTAACTGTAACCCTAATGAGAAATACAGTTTTGGTAGACCGTCTGAATTTATATCTAAGGTCAGGAGCGCGAATAGATTATGGAATTGATTAGCAAAGATGCTTTAGAAGCTAAATTAATGTTATGCATGGACATGAATAGGGCTGATTGGTCTTATAACAAAATGATTATGGCAAATAAAATGCTGGAAATTTTAGATCAAGAACCTATTATAGAAGAACGCAAGCACGGATACTGGATTGAACACCCTGAACATCCCGTAGGAGATTGTAGCGTATGTGGTGAGCGTGTACCTATCTACAGCGGTAGCAAAAAATACAAAATCTGCCCTTATTGCGGGGCTATTATGGACGGTGAAAACGAATGAACATACTAAAGTTAGAAAGATCAATAGCTTTATTAAAACCAATCATTTGGAAAATGCCTATGAATAAGAAAAGAGAGGCTTATATAACTTTATTGACAGCTGCTCAAAAGCAGATACCACAAGAAGTAAATTTGGTAGTCGAAGAGCATTTTATACCAAACTGTCCTTTCCCACAACAAATACCTAAAGGCTGGGCATGTCCTGTATGCGGACGTGAGGTAGATGATGATGCTCACTACTGCAAATACTGCGGTCAAGCTATATGTGATGATTAAGGAGTGAAGACATGAATTATCCTGATCTAATAAAATGGATATTTGAATTTGTATATGAACATTGGATATTAACGTTTTTGTTTATATTAGTTTTAAGAAGGTTTAGTATTTTTACAATAAATCTATCAGATAAGAAGGGCGATACAAATGTTATTAACAATAGAGAGCAAGTTTAATATAGGGGATAATGTGCATGTGCCTAAGGGAGAATGTAAAGTACTTGGTGTCAAACTAGATTCTAAAGGTATCTTATATTTGCTTGAAAGTGCAGACGGTACGAGAGAATGGGTGCAAGAATATTGGGTTGTTGAGGGCGAACAAGAACATAAACACGAAGAGTTTAAGGAGGCTATTTTGAACCAACTCGTAGAAGACAGCATAAATCCTTTTGGAGCATTATTTAGGCGATTAAAAAAGAAAAGCTAGAAGGAGACTGATATGCTAATAGAACAGTATATTAAGCATGTAGAGCGGTACTTTTGGGATCGTAAGCAAATACAAAAAGTTGTTGATGAAGAAAAAGAGCAACGTACTGCAAGGAAAGGGCATACGGGCGGTGGGGGTCATGCTTTTATTAGTAATCCAACAGAAACAGCAGCATTAAAAAACATTGAGCCAGTACGTATGATATCGTTTGGATATGGACCATATCAGTCGATAATAATGAACCCGGAGCTATGGCTTGAAGTTGTCGCAGAAACCTATAAGATACATGAGAATCAGCTTACTGGTAAAGTTATGTATCAAAAATATGAAAAAAGGAAGCCGATGAAAATAATTGCAGAATTAACCGGCGTAAATAGAGATACCTGTTATGAATTTCGTAAGGAGTTTCTCCGAGATGCTGTTGGTTTGGCATTGAAAAAAGGTTTGATAAAATAAAAAAGTTTCCGACATATTACCTGTTTTAATGAGTTAAAATAGTATTGTAAGTAAGTGGGCTTACAATAAAGCCATACGCAGTAATCCGCTCACTATCCGAGCAAGTGATAAACCGTATGTGCATATATTTGGCTATGGTGTTCGCCGTATGATGGCATATGATAGCTGCAATTTATCGTATGAATGATGCGGATAACTACCCATAGCCCCTACCGTGCGGCTAGCAGCAGTCGCATTGGTAGTGTCAAAACATCGCATGGAAGCCTAGTAACGGGATAACATGCAAAGGTGAAATGTTCAAGTTTAGCACTTGGACACTGCCCGTGTAGCTCAGATGGCAAGAGCGATTGACTTTTAATCAGTGGTCGCAGGTTCGAGCCCTGCCACGGGTACGGCATAGATGGGGAACACCTATCCACGCTTAAAGGTGCGTGTGTTGTTTGGGTAATCCGGCAACTGCCAGCCCTGCCGTTGGGGTAATACAGCGGCTTATTTATTGGAGTGTGATTAAATGTTAGTAAAAGAACTAATAGAAAAGCTCAAGGAAATGCCTCAAGATGCACTGATAGTAGTACCTGGCGATGGTGATTTTGCCGTTGCCGAGTGGGTAGAATTAGAAAAGGAAGAGAGCGCGGATCGCTTTATAGAAGATGCAAATCAAACTTCAGTGGTATCGATAACTTAATAATAGCCACTTAACTTACACAAATAATTTAGTCTTAAAAAGCCGATAAAACACGGTAATATATATCAGAATTTAGCATATAACTTAATATAAAGGCACTTAACTTCGGTTAGGTGCTTTTTTATTTACAAAGGTGGTGATAACAGATGGCTGCGCTAAAAGATCCAAGACAGGAGAAGTTTTGTAGGCTTATGGCTGTAGGTGGTAAAACACAGGAACAGGCAGCCATTGATGCAGGGTATTCAGCAAAAAGCGCAAGGCAGGCTGCGTCAAGACTGTTAACAAAGCAGCACATTGTTGACAGGGTAACGGAACTTCAAACGGTTACTGAAGAAAAAATTGCAGATGAACAGAAGAATATCATAGATGAACTTAGCAAATTAAGAAAGTTCTGGTTAGAAGTTATAGACGATAAAGAAGAGCGCATGAATAATAGGCTTAAAGCATCTGAGCTATATGGTAAATCGATAGCAGCATTTGTAGAGAAGCGCGAGGTTAGTGGTAAAGATGGTGAACCAATTACTTTTCGTTGGGCTGGTGATGATGGTTGAAAGTAATAACTATACCATACAAACCAAGACCTCTTTGGAAAGACATAATTCATCCTGCCCTTGATAAATATCGTTTCGCCGTTATAGTAGCCCACAGACGTTATGGTAAGACTGTAGGAATGATAAATGAGCTGACTAAGAGTGCTATCAAAAATACGCTTATAAGCCCTCAGTTCGCATATGTAGCGCCGTTTAGGAATCAGGCTAAGATGATTGCATGGAACTATTTGAAGTATTACACAAGCGCGATTCCCGGTAGAAAGGTAAATGAAAGCGATCTGTTTATAGAACTGCCGTCAAAGCATAAAAATGCTGTTGGGGCAAGGATATATATTATAGGCGCGGATAAGCCTGATGCGTTGCGCGGTACTTACTGGGACGGCGTTGTGCTTGACGAATATGCTCAAATAAAGCCTGAACTATGGGGCGAAGTAATACGGCCGGCGTTAGCTGACCGCAAGGGCTTCGCTTATTTTATCGGAACACCTAAAGGGCAGAATCAGTTCTATGAGATATACCAAAGAGCGCAACGCAGCGAAGAATGGTTTACCTGCCTTTATAGAGCTGATGAAAGCGGTGTGTTGGATGAAGCAGAGCTTAAGTCGATGATGGAAGATATGACGGATATAGAAATACGTCAGGAGCTTTATTGTGATTTTACTGCATCGGCTAGTAATGTCGTCATCCCTATTGATTTAGTTACAGAGGCAGCACACAGATTGCTTCAAGAAAAAGACGTGCAGGGAGCTCCAGTTATTCTTGGCGTTGATATAGCCAGATATGGTGATGACAGATCTACTATTTTTAAGAGACAGGGACTATGGGTAGATGAGCCTTTAGTTTACAAAGGTCTGGACACTATGGATATGGCGGCAAGAGTTATTGATGCGATAATCAGATATAAGGCCGATATGACTTTTATTGACGCTGGAGTCATGGGTGCTGGAGTTATAGATCGCATTAGGCAGTTGGGGTACAACAATATCAGTGAAGTCTACTTTCAGGGCAACGCACTGCATGAACAGCGTTTTGAAAATATACGTGCTGAGATGTATTTTAAGATGCTTGAATGGCTCAAGTCTGGCGGCGCTATACCTGATATGCCGGAATTAAAAAGCGAACTTAGTATCGTAGAGTACAAGTTTAGTAAACGTGGCAAAATCATCTTACAGCCTAAAGAAGAAATTAAGGAAAAGATTGGTAAAAGCCCCGATCTTGCAGATGGTCTTGCTCTGACTTTTGCAAGGCCTGTTTATCCAAGGTTAAAACCGGGTGATCCTGGGTATGGACGTAAGATGATGTGTAATACAGAATATTCGATATTTTAAGGAGCGATAACAATGGGAATTTTCAAGAAAGTATTTGGTGGTGGCAGTATTAGAATGCCTGAGGTTGTTGAAACGCCTCCGGCTCCTACGACAGTGACCAGTACAGAGACTGGAACAGAAACAGATCCGGCAAAGAAAAATAAAAGGCGCGGGTTTGCTTCCACTCAAGTGTCTACTGATCGTAATACTATTGCAGGCAGCAGTTCTGGAAGAAAAACTTTAGGTTAGGAGTTTGAAAATGGCTAAAGCTAAAGTAAAGCAGAAAGAAATTGAAACAATTGCGGCACGAGCGCCTGCGGAAACGCACCCGTCAGACGGACCATCTTTAAAAAGCCACTGGCCAGAAAAAAGAAAATTAGTTAGAAAGATGCGAGATCTTTATGAAAAACGGCTTGATTATGAAATCCGTTGGAAAGAGATTAGAGATTATCAGCTGCCGTTTATAGGTGAATTTGATAATACGGCTGACAAAACTAATCCTGCCCGCAGACGTGATTTGAAAATAGCCCAGGGGGTTGCATGGCTGGCTGCACAAATATTTGCTGCAGGCGTAATGAGTGGTTTAACTCCGCCTAGTCGCCAGTGGTTCAAATTAGGCTTTAGCAATAGCGCTATGAGTGGCGATATTGAAGCTACAAGAGTACTGGACATAAGGCAGGAAATTGTAGCCGCGGTGCTTTCAAAAAGTAATTTTTATAACAGCATACATTCAGTATATCTTGAATTGCCATTTGGACAATGCCCAATGGCAATTTTTTATGACCCAAATACAGGCATTAGATGCGTTCCTATGACTATAGGGACTTATGCGCTTGGTGTAGATGGGTTTGGAAAAGTACAGACATTCGCACGCAAGTATGAAATGACATTATCACAGATTGTAGATTGTTTCGGCAGTGAAAGTTTGCCGCAACATCTGCAGCAGCAGGTAGCCAATGGCACCGGACTTGATAAAAAACATACTGTAAATTGGCTTGTAGAACCAAATGACAAACGGCTTCCAGGATATATGGATAGGTTGAATATGCCTTATAGGTCAGTTTATTGGCTTGATAAGTCACAGGATAATGAATTTCTATATGTAGGTGGATTCGAAGAATGGGCTATACCAGTTGCAAGGTATCTCGTCAATGGTCTTGAGCCGTATGCCAAAGGACCAGGGTGGTTCGCCGAAGGTGACAGTAAGTCTCTTCAAATGATGAAAAAAGACTTGCTGACAGCCATTGAACTTGGAGTTAAGCCACCGATGAAAGGCCCGGCTTCGCTGCTGAACAATGGTGGTATCAATCTTATCCCTGGAGGAATGACCGCTGTAGACGATCAGACACAGCAGTTTGTTCAGCCGCTATTCCAGATCAATTTAGATATTGACCATGCTTCACAGGAGATCATTCGCACGGAGGATGCAATCAAAAGGCATTATAGTGCAGATTTGTTCTTGATGCTGGATAGTGTAGATAACGGGCAGATGACAGCACGTGAGGTTATGGAGCGCACACAGGAAAAATTACAACAACTTGGTCCTGTGGTGGAACGTCTGCAGGATGAGTTTCTAACGCCAATCATTGTAAGGATATATAACATCCTTGAAAGAGCAGGAGCTTTCCCTCCGATACCGCCTGAAATTCAGGACCGCATAAGTAATGAGGATATCAAAATTGAGTATATTTCTCCGCTGGCACAGGCACAGAAAATGAGTGGGCTTGTTAATATTGAGCAGGCTCTTGCTACTACGCTGCAGATGGCGCAGGCTTGGCCAGAGGTGCTAAAAAAAGTTGATCCTATTGGAACTTTGTCCAAATATTTTGAAATGCTTGGCGCTCCTGCCGCTATGCAACGTAGTGATGATGACGTTAAAAAGCTCATTGAGCAGGAGCAGCAGGCGTTACAAGAGCAGCAGCAGGCACAGGAAGCAATGGCTCTTATGCAGGCAGCAGCACCGGCAGCGCAGGCTGCAAAAAACATGACTGAGGCTGCAAATGACGGAAATCCGGCAATGGCAGCTTGGCTTGGTATGGGAGGTGGTGCAGGTGGTGTATAAGTCGATTACAGACCAAAACAGCAGGCAAGCAAAATTGCAGGAGTTTTTCTATAGAGAACTTCAAAAACGCGATCAAGATGCGCTGCTGACCATCTTAAATAGCGAAAGCGGACGCTGGTTTTTAATGCGGTTGCTGGACAAAACAAAAGTTAATGCGGATAACTTCACTGGTAATTCGCAGACCTTTTATAACGAGGGCATGCGAAAAGTTGGTTTATTGATCCTAAACGATATTCAAAATCTTGGTATCACTGGAGTAAAGCTCAAACAAAAAGCTGAGCTTGAATATATAAATACTCAAATCAAGGCACAGAAAATAGTTGCCGAACAATTGGAAGGAGACGATGAATAATGGAAGATGAAATCAACACAAGTGCCAACGATAACACGCAGGGCACAGAAACAGTTGAGCAGCAAGAGGACACACAGCATGAAACCCAATCTCAGGATACCCTTCTTGGGGGTAAAGCAGAAACCCAATCTCAGGAAAACGCTGAACAGATCGCTTATGACTTTAAAGAAACTATTTCTGCTATGGGGGACTTTGAGTTCAGCCAGGAAGAAAGCGATAAGTTTGTAGAGGTTATTAAGGATATGGGACTTAACAACGAGCAGGCGAACGCTATCGTTAAGTATGGCGGTGAGTGGGGGAAGGGTATTGCAGAAGCTGCTATGACCGCTGTTATCGAACAGCGAAATACAGAAATCCAAAACTGGGGCGAGACGGCAAAAAAAGAGCTCGGAACAGAGTTTGATAGTACAATCAATCTTTGCGGTCTTGCGGTGGAGCATGTAGAGAAAGCTGTTCCGGGTATCAGACAGGCATTAAACGAAACAGGCGCAGGTAACAGAATTGAAGTTATCCGCGCTTTTTCTATGCTCGGAAGGCTGTTGGAAAGCGATCCTGGCAAAGGTGTTGGTGCTCCTGTTGCACAGAGGAATAGTCTTGAAAAATTCTATGACAAAACAGATTTTACTAAATTAAAATAAGAGAGGATGAATGAATAATGACAGTTTTAAATCAACTAGCTTATACTTTGGCTGACTGGAGAGGTAGACTTGATCCATCTGGGAATGTAGATGATATCATTGAAGTCTTATCTCAATCCAATCCAATTTTAGAAGAAATGACCTTTATGGAAGGAAATCTTCCTACTGGCATCGTGACTACTCAGCGTACAAAAGTTCCTGAACCTTCTATCCGCCGTATCAATACCGGTGTTCCTTATAAAAAGAGTGGGGTAAAGCAAATCAACGATACGACTACTTTATACGAAAACCGTAATAAGATGGACGTAGAGCTTTTGCGTTTGCAGAATGACCCTGCTGCTTTTCGCTACAGTGAAGATTTAGCATTTGTAGCTGGCTTTGGCGACCGTATTGCTAAAGATGTTATTTATGGCGGACTTAGCGAGGTTCCGGATGAATTTAACGGATTCGATATCAGACATCGTTATTTTGGCAATGGTGATGATCCGACAGCTGAGGGTTATACCACTCTTAATGCTGGCGGTGGTTCTAAGAATACCTCTATTTACTTCGTAAACTGGGGTGAGCGTACCTGTTCTGGTGTGTTTCCTAAAAATGGCAGCGCTGGTTTGAAAAAAGAAGATCTGGGACAACAAACTACCATGGCAGATGATGGAACTGAATTTGAAGCAATGATTACGAAATGGACATGGAATGTAGGGCTGACTATTCGCGATTACAGAGCTGTCGGAGCTATTCGTAATATTGATGCAGCACAGTTTGCATCTGCAACTTCTGCTCAAAAACAGAAGATTATTGAGAATGTTATTCGGGTCCATGACCGACTGAGAAACCCTGACAGTGTTATGATGTACTGCTCTCGCAGCATGTATACGCTGTTCAAGTTGTGCTTGATCGATAAAAATAATGTCCATGTTGAGATGGAAACGCTGGCTAATGGCATTAAAGTATTAAATGTAGATGGCATGCGTGTGCGTAAACTTGACTGCATTCGTGAAGACGAAGCTAAAATTGAAGCATAAGGAGTGAAGAATAATGAGATTAGACAAGGAAAATATTTTCTTTGAGAAACCTGCTGCAGAATTAGTTGATGGTGTTCTCGGTGATGTTATCGCTATGGGTGGCGGTGACAGCATTAATCCGATGTGGCTTTATGTAGGACCGAAGCTTGAAAGCGGCAGCGTTGCTTTGACATTGGAGACTGCTGATGATGAGGAGTTCAGCGAGGCTGTAGCACTGGGAAGTTTTACACTTGACGAAAAGGCACCTGTGAGAGCTAAGGTTCCTTTGGGAGTAAAAAAATATCTGCACATTAAGGCCAGTGAATCCAGTACTCCTACTAATGCAACGGCTGCTAAAATTGTTGCAGCTCTTGCTGTGGATGTTGATTTTAAATGATTTTATATAGTAACGGCAAGACGGTTATACCTGGCAGAAGGCTTGAAGATATGTCAGCCAATGAATTGAGAGTTAAGCTCTATAATGCTGATATTAAATATCCGGTAAATGCCAGCAAACAAGATTTAATCAGGCTTATTAGAGAAAATATTAAATAACACCTATATAGTCATGTGACGGCTATGTACAAGCACTTAGGGACGTCTTAAAGGCGTCCCTATTTTAATAAAGAGGAAAATAACATGGAGGTGTTTCCGTGATGAATAATACAGATATTTGTAATATGGCCTTGGCTTATTTAGCCAAAGGCCGCATTTCTTCTATTGATGAGAATAACGAACTTGCAAGGCAGTGTAAGTTGTTTTATGACCATAGCAGAAAAGGACTATTGCGAGAATACAGTTGGGGATTTGCTAAGAGGATTATCAGGCTTGCAGAACTGGATGCTTTAAATCCTGATTGGAAGTATGTGTATGCATATCCAGAGAAATGTGTATGTGCAAGGCGCATATTTAATGAAAAAGAAAATGTAAGCAGTTTAGAGAGGGACAAGTATGATTTGTTCTTGGTTAGCGACAATACGCAGGCTATCGGCTGCAACGTATATCAGGCATATTTAGAGTATACTTATGATGCTGAGAATGCAGAACTTTTTAGCTCGGACTTTACAGAGGCGCTGGCAAGAATGCTGGCCTTTAATATTTGCTTGCAGTTAAATGGTAATGGAACTATCCAACAAACACAGTATCAGCTGGCACAGGCTGCATTAAGCAGAGCAAAATATACCACAGCAGCTGAACGTCAGGATAAGCTGGATTACCCTGACAATTATTTTGCTGCGAGGATGTGATATTATGGCTAGAGGAAGCGGACCAAATCCTTTTTATGTACTGCAACCTGCATTTACTGCAGGTGAGATATCTAATGCTGTTGCTAATCGTGTCGATTTGGATAAATATCAATATGCTCTTTTGACTGCTGAAAATTGTTATATTCGTCCTTATGGACCTGCATATCGTCGTAGTGGTACGGTTTACTGCATTGCTACCAAATATGCTGATAAAAGGTGTATTCTGGCTGGATTTAATTTTACCGATGATATTAATTATCTGCTTGAAATAGGCGATCAGTATATTCGGATCCACAGAAATGGGAATTATTTAGGGATAGAAATAGTAACGCCTTTTACAGAAGCTGATTTGGAAAAATTGAGATTTGCTCAGTCAGCAGATGTTATATATATCACAAGTGGGAATTATCCAGTAAAACAACTGGCTAGATATAGCGAAGATGATTGGAAGTTTGGCGATTTTGAAATTACTCATGCTTATTTTGAAGATGAGGTAACTATGGATTTGGTTGAGAGTGCTGTTTACACGGCGCCTGGCAATTATACGTATACAGTCCCGAAAGATGGCCGTTATACAATAGAAGTAGCTGGTGGCGGCGGTGGCGGCAGTGGTGTAGCCAGAAAAGCAAGTGATAAGCAAAGTTCAGGTGGCACAGGTGGTCGTGGTGGTTTTTACAGTTTTGAGATGGATTTGACCGAAGGTGATAGTTTCCCTGTAACTGTGGGAGCTGGTGGCAAAGGTGGTGCTGTGCATTATGGAGCTGGTTACGGTAATGCTGGTGGCAACGGCGGAAGCAGCAGCGCTTTTGGTTGGGTAGCTCAAGGTGGTGGTGGAGCTACTGCAGCTTATTCGGAAGAACATGGTGCAAAGAACGGAAGCGACGGAACCAACTATGGTAATGGTGGCATTGGTGGTAAGAAAGGTGTTGCTTATGATGAAAATAACCTTTCAGGAACAGATGGCTCTAACGGCTGGGTTACTATAGCGTTTCAGGATAATCCAAAGGTTACGCCGTCCAGCACAACAGGTACTGTAACCATTACAAGCAATAGACCGATTTTCAACGAAGGGCTGATTGATGGTAACATCAGGCTGACGCACGAGGTAGAATCTTTTTCAGTAGAATTGAATTTGAAGGACAATGCTACTGGAACTACTGGCGCTGTTGTAGTGGGAGAAAGTTGGAAAGTTATTTCTGGCGGTTCCTGGACCGGAAGTTTCCAAATACAAAAAAGTGAAGATGGTACTACATGGAAAGAATACCGTAAATATTCAAGCACAAACAATTTTAATCCTACTGAAAGCGGGACAGTAACAGACACTACCTATTTGAGAATAGAGGCGTCTATAACGAGCGGTGATTTGACTGTAACACTAACCGCTCTTCCTTATACTAAAGATGGTACAGCAAAAATAATTAGCTATATCGATGAATATAATATTAAGGCAATGGTAAATGAGCCGTTTGGGTCTACCGAAAGTACAACTACTTATGCTTTCGGAGCATGGGACAGCAATTTCGGCTATCCAAAAACAGTATGCTTTTTTCAAGACAGACTTTGTTTTGGTGGAAATAACAAAAGACCTTATATGGTTTGGATGTCAAAAAGCGGGGATTATCCTAATTTTGGCGTGGAGAAGGTTAGTGGGACGATAACGGACGACAGTGCTATTGCTGCATCATTTATCAGCAGAAAACAGTTTGATATTTTACATTTGATACCATCTGTTGACCTTCTTGTCTTAACACAAGGGAACGAATGGATCGTTTCTGGAAGTGAGGTTGTAACACCAACAAATATCACACCCAAAATGCAAACTACGAGAGGCTGCAGTAATTGCGAGCCACTTACAATCGGCAATAGGATTGTATTTGTACAGGGACGTGGTTCGACAGTTCGTGATATGGGCTACAGCTTTGAAACAGACAGTTATGGTGGCATGGAATTAACAATACTGGCAGGGCAAATTATAAAGGGGCTTTCTATTATCGATTCAGCTTATAAGCAGGAGCCGGACAGTATAATTTATTTCGTGCGTAGTGATGGCACGATCGCTTGCCTGTCTTATATAAGAGAGCAGGAAGTATACGCATGGTCCAGGATCATTACTGACGGCGAATTTGAAGCTGTCGTGAATATTCCAGAAGGGGACGAAGATAGTATCTACGCTGTTGTAAAACGTGTGGTAAATGGAGAGACGGTTCGCTATATTGAACGCTTTGATAATAATTATGATGGTGACAGTCCGAATGATTATGTAATGCTGGACTGTGCTAAAAAATACGATATGGAGGAAGCAACAGATACTTTAACAGGACTTGGTCATCTTGCCGGTAATACAATTTCTGTGTTAGGAGATGGACGTGTATTGAGAAATTATACGGTGCAGGATGATGGCACTGTTAAATTGCCGATACAAATTAAACGTGCAGTTGCAGGATTACCATATACTATGAATATCGAGCTTCCAAACATTGAAATCCAGTTACAGGACGGAACTATGCAGGGAAGATTTAAACAGGTCTCAGAAGCGATTTTACGAGTTGAGAATACTCTTGGCGGTGAAGTTGGCACCGAATTTGGGAATCAGGATGCTATCGCCTATGATGAATTTAGTATGACTGAAAATATGAAATTGTATAGTGGAGATAAAAAGGCTACTCCGCCGACAGGAGGGTTTGATCGAGACGGAAGGCTGTGCATTACAAGCAGTGAGCCGTACCCATTTAATTTATTAAGCGTAACAAGGCAGGTGACATTTGGTGGCTAAAAAATACAAGGTTGAAGTAGCGGATGTCGATAATGCAATAGAGATTGCTGCAGCGTTGCTGAAAGATTTGCGGGACAGCGACAGGCAGGAATTAGAAGCATACGATGAAGATGCAGTAATGCTGATTGCCGGTAGTATTGAAAATGCAGAACATTGTTATATTTACAGGGATATGAAAGATAATATTCTTTGTATTGTAGGGTTAGCTGCTGTTTCCAGTGTTCCGGGCAAAGAAATTTGGATGTTGGGGACAAAAAGGATAAGCTGTTTCAAAAAAGAGCTACTTATTTGCGCTGCAAGGCTTCTAATCAAGAAATGGGTGCAAGAATATGGACGGCTTTATAATTATGTTTATAGTGGCAATTCTGCTTCGATACGGTGGCTTGCTAGACTTGGGGCAATGTTCCTGGCACCGATAAAAATAAAAAAGAACGGAAAAGAGTTTCTTCCGTTCGTAATTGAGGAGGGGAGTATATAATGTGTATAGATCCAATGACATTAGGTATAGGGCTTACAGCATTACAGGGTGTATCTGCCATCTCGTCTACAAATCAGCAGGCTAAGGCACAGCAGGCGTATTATGATGCGCAGGCACAGGCTGCAGAACAAAATGCTGATATTCAGGCAAAGCGTGGTGAACAGATAGCAGAGCAATATGCTTATGAACAACAAAAGCTCAATGATAGACGCCGTATTGCGGCAGGTCAGCAGGCGGCCGCATTTGGTGCTGCCGGTATCAGCGGGGATATGGGTACAGCTCTTGACCTTAGTGATTCGAGCTTTAGAGCATATAGAAAAGACAGTAATCAGCTTTTAGGTAATCAGCGTAACGACCAGTGGAGCAACTATCTTGGTGTAGTGAATTATAAGAATCAGGCTAATGCAGCAAGAGCTTCTGCTTACAATGTTAAACAGCAGGCTAAGCAACAGAATATGGGCACTATTCTTGGAACGGCTGCGAACATTTTCAGCGTATATAACAATTTTGGCGGGAGCGGGAAAACTGGCGGAGCAGCCCAATCTTATGGCAGAGGTGGTAATGGTTATGGTTGGGGTAACAGCGGTAATCTGACCTTTGGAAATTATAATCCCAAAAAATATGGGCTATACTATGGTAGTTTATTTTAACTTGCATTGATATGAAATGTATTATATAATAAACGAAAAGAGATAGTCAGTGGTCGCACGCTGGCTCTCCCTCATGATTGTAAAATGGGAAAAGAGATAGTTTAACGTGTGGTAGCGTTAGCTCATCTCGTAACAAGAATGTGATTGAAAGCGAGCCCGCGACCTTACGTTGGGCTTATTTTCTTGCTATTTTACAGACTGTATCGGTATTAATTCGGACTGTATCGGGATTGAGTCAGACTGTGCTTGCATTAGTACGGAATGTATTATATAATAAATGAAAAGAGATAGCTTGATATTGGCATGTCAGCTCTCTCCTGAAAAGTATAGACTTGAAGAAAAGGCCGACTACACCATTAGTTGGTCTTTTGTCTTATGTAAGTAAAATTACTTGCGATTAGACAAAATGATAGCAACGAGTGTACCAAAGGTTACCATCAAAGATAAGGCTTCGTATACAGTCATGCTATCACCTCCCTTGACAGGGAGAGAATCCGACTATCAAACTATCTCGGACAACATTATAACACACCTTTAAGCGCTTAACAATTTGTTAAAGCGCTTTTTCTATGCCCGAAAAGGAGGTACAAACAGAATGAAATTCAGTCAATATGCAGAGCAAGTAAATCCAAATACAATACAGGGGCAAGTACAAAGACCAGGCGATTTAAACAGCTACGGCGGTAATGGCGCTGGGTATGAGGCTATTGGTAGAGGATTGGGGGCTGCAAATGAAGCAGTCTTTAAACAAATGCAGAATGATGATATAGCAGCTGTTTTAGATGCATCTAATGCAATGAATATGGAATTGATAAATTTCTTTAATGGAGAGGATGGTATTCTTGGACGGCAGGGCGTAAATGCAGAAGGAAGCCTTAAAGAATCAGAAGATTTTATAAACAAAACTTTCGATAAGTATGCTTCTACCTTAGGTAACGAAAGACGTGCACAAATGCTTAGACAAAAATTCAACCCTAATGCCTTTAATTATCTTCGGTCGGCGGCATCTCACGAAAGAAAACAGAGACAAATAGCAGATGATAACAGGTTTAACACGGCAGCTAACAATAACATTAGCAATATGCTTATAAATTATAATGATTTAGATGCTATGAATGGAATCATAAAAGATACAAGTACTTTAGTGCAAATTTATGGTGAACAAAAGGGTTGGGACGATGAAACTATAATGCGAGCAAAAATTGCTGCGGTTACTGATGGATTAAAAGTAGCAATAGGCGATGCAATGAGTAAAGAAGATTATAACAGTGCAGATACTTTACTTAGGACTTATAAGGATATAATAGATCCTAATGTATATACTACACTGACTAATAGTCTTGCAAAAATTAGGCTCGAAAATGTTTATTACCAAACTGCATATAATATAGTCGATAAGTGTATTGGAGCTGACGGATATGTGGATGAAGCAAAACTCAGCCAGATGATTGATCAGGACTTTGGACCTGAAAATGATATTTTAGAGGGAATTGTTCCGTATTCTATACCAATAAGTACGGGGGATAATCCTGATTTGAAGAACCTTAATCCGGAATTAAAAGATTCTTTGGATTTGATTGGTGGAATTTTAAATCAAATGGGATTTGGAAATGTTGCAGAGATTACTAGTGGATATAGAGATAAGGAAAGAAATACCAGGGCTGGCGGCGTTCCCAATAGTAATCATATTACTGGTAATGCTGTTGATATTTATTTAGGTAATATCAATGCAGCTCAAAAGGAACGCTTGAAGAAAGTATTTGAACCGTATTTTGGCGAAGTTATTTATCATAATGCCGGTAGCGGAGATCATTTGCATTTAGGTGAATATAAACAAAATCTTAGCCCTAATAGTGAGATCAGCAGTCCGTTTAATCCACAGATGTATAAACAAGTCCGACAGTTAGCTAAAGCTAGAGCGTCTGATATCAATAATGCTAAAAAACAGGAAATTGCAAAATACAAGGAAGATTTGGCTTTGCAAATAAATACAGCTCCTACAGAAGCGGAAGCGGTAAGGCTTATCAACGCTTCTAATTTGAGTAATAAAGAAAAAATATCGTTGATAAAAGCTCAACGTGAAGTTAGAAATCCTGCGAATTATATGACTACTGCGGATAAAACCATGTGGGAATATGTAAACAGTGGTAATTATAATAAAGATTTAGCGTTAATGGAAGAATATAATAACCGTGCTATGGATAGTGCTGATGAAATAACTCCTGCTCAGCAACAGAAATATGATAAAGCAGCTCGGCATTTGAATGACTATTATGCTTGGGCGAATCCTAATTATCAGACCAGAGATTATAAACAGGACTATAGCAATAACCAAGAGTATAAACAAATGCTTTCAGATATTGAATATATGGCGGAAAGAGGTGCTTCTAAAAATGAAATAACGGAATATGTGCAAGAAATAGCTAAAGAAAATGGCTTTGATGAACAATATATTCTTGACACTATTATGTGGGATAAATTAGGTAAAATTGAAGGCGGTGTAAAATAATGTCAACAGCAAGAGAAAAAATGCTGGCAAAGTTTGCAAATAAACCGGTTCTTGAAAATAAAGGCTTCTTTCAACGAGCTGCAGAACGTGTGACTGAGAATTATTTAAATAGCCAGGGTGAAGTTGAACCGTCATTAGAAGAACAAATGGAAGATGTAACTGCGGAAGAAAGAGGTAAATTTTTTGAGGGTGTGGGTGAACGATTGGGAGAAATAGCAAGTAATTTCTCTACAGGAGCGATACAAGGCGCACAAGAGGTCGGTAGGCAAGCTAACCGGCTTGCGGTATCTAATCCACTCGCATTGACTGGAACGCCGATGCAGGGCGGATATACAAATGCTCCAGCTCCGATGCAGACAGAAGAACAGGAGAAAGCAGGGGAGCTGTATAAGAAGGCTACAGGCAATTTTACAGAAGAAACTATAGCACCAGTTGCAATGGCTACAGCACTGTTAGCTCCAAGTAGTTTTGCCGCACCAGTTATTTCTCCTTTTGCTTTGTCTAGCTTAGAAACTAATGTAAAAAAAGAAGGCATTAAAGGCGTAGGTTCGACAGCCAAAGAATTTGTGCCAGGATATGGGTTATATCAATTTTTCTCTCAAAAAGATATTGGGAAGTATGCAAAAGAACAACCGTCAGCATTTATAGTCGACGCATTTGGAAGTGCAATTCCTGATATATTATCCTTAAAAGCTGGAAAACATGCAGTAAAGGAGAACACTTTCAACTACAGAACAGCAATGTCATCTTTGTTAGGCGAAACAGAAAAAAGAGCGGCATATGCTGCATCAAAAATTTTGCATAATATATATGATAATAGCAAAGAGAATCTACCTGAATTTAAAATGCAGGAGGTTAGTGTAGAACCGTTAAGAGATACACGTAAAGTTCAAGGTATGTTGAGCGAAAATCAAAGTCTGCCAGAGGTAAAATTGGCTATTGATGAACAAAACTTTGCTAAAAATGTTGATGCTATTGTTCAAAATACTTATGAGGGCGATGGTGCCGTTCCGGTCATGTCTACGCCTCTCGCTTTGGAGTTGGCTGGTGCTGAAATATTACCTGTTGAAATAAGTCCTAAAAACCTAAAAAAAATCACCATAGGCAAGCACAATGTTGCTAATGGTGAAGGAATGACCCCAGATATTGTAAAACAAATACCTCGGGCTTTGACTGATCCTCTTATGATTTTTGAGGCAGAATATAGCGGCAAAAAGGGCGAAAATAGGATAATTGCAGTATTGGATTTAAAGGATCAGAATGGTACAACGGTTGTAACACCATTTGAATTAAAGCAAAAAAATAATAAAAAGGGCTATGAAATCAATGAAATGCTTAGTGCTTTCGGAAAAGAGGATAAATTTACTAAGCAACAGGCCACTAAATGGTATGAAGATAATGTAAGTGCTGGCAGATTGCGGTATATAAATAAAGGAAAAACTGCCGAATGGCTCAAATCCGCAAGGGACGAATACCCAATGTTGGAAAGAGCAGTCGACAGTTCTCTTACCTTAAATATACCCACTGAAAAAGACTTTGTCAACTTAAAAAATAGAAAGACAGAACAATATTCTTTAGGGAATAAGTCAACTGGAGAAGAAGTTACTTTTGGTAGATCTGGACGAACTAGAAGCGGAGATGAAATTAAGCCAGTTACTAGAAAAGAGGTTGAAGCTGCTTTCAATGCAATCGTTCCAGTTCGTATTGGCGGCGTTGGTGAAAAATATAAAGGGTTGTTTAAAGTTGGGCCAGAAGTTGTCAGGAGCAGGACTTTTGCTGATTATGCTACATACTCACATGAAATAGGTCATTTTTTAGATAAAAAATTAGGAGTTAAGGGCAGTGATGCGGAACTTATAGCTGGAGCAGAAAAAGTATGGGGTGATAATAGTATATTCAGAGAATATACTAATGCCGAAAAACGTGCAGAGGGTATTGCTGAATTTACACGGCAAATATTTGCTGATCCGGAAATGGCAGAGCGGAATTTCCCTAAGTATTATGAAAATTTTATTCAAGCATTAGGTAACCCGAATAATAAAGATTTGGCTAAAAAGTTTGACAGGCTTGCTGATGTAATGCATCGTTATTCTCTGCAAAGCGATCAAGCAAGGGCAAGAGCATCCATATCTTTTGCAGATGATTTAAACTTAAAAAATATGGCTCAAAAAGCAGAAGATGTTTTTGCAGATGCATATAAATATGCAGTTGATGACAAAGACCCTATAAATAAATTTGTTGAAGCTGTTGTTGAAAAAACTGGGAAAGAGTTATCATATGAAGATAACCCTTATTTGCTCGCAAGAAGTGCTGCAAGCAGTTCAAAAGCAAGGGCTACAATGCTTTTAGATGATAAGGGCAGACCTGCAGACGTTATTGAGGCTTTAAATAAAGTCTACAACAACAAATTAAAGTATGCTGTTACATTGCAGGATATTCTAAAAGACGTGGATAGTGTGCGGTTTCCTAAAGATTACCTGCGTAGTAATGGTTATAAGGATAACAGGCAAGCATTTTCTACATATTTAGCTGCTAAACGGCAACTTGAATTACAAAATATTCATAAAGAATATAATGGACCTATGGAGAAGAATCTTGCAGTAAGTATTGTAGAAAATGCTCCGAAGGAATTTGCCGCTGCATCAGAGAAGGTTTATCAGCATTTTGATAATGTTTTATCTATATTGGAAGATGCTGATATTATAAGTGAAAAACAACATAAAATTTTATCTGATAAATACAAGAATTATGTTCCTATGTATAGAGATAGAACACTTGAGGATGCAAAAAATATTCCAGGTTACAAACCAAAGAATGGACTTGCCAATGTCGCAAATCCAATAAAAGATTTAGTTGAATATGGTGGAGAATGGAATGTCATTGACCCATTAGACAGTTTAATTGCCTATACACAGAAGTCTATAGATGCTGCCGAACGAAATAAAGTAGGACTGGCATTATCAAGACTAAAGGATGTAGAAGGGATTGGACGTTACTTAGAAGAAAGGCCAGATTTAAAAGGTAAAGGATCACCAGAGAATTTTGTGTTTACTGTATGGGAAAACGGCGAAAAGAAATCATATCAAACGGCACCAGAACTATATGATGCAATGGTTAATTTAAGTTTGCCAACATTTAATATTGTTGAAAAAGTATTTATGACACCAGCCGAAGTTATGCGTGCTGGCGCAACTGGAACACCGGCTTTTGGTGCTTTTAACTTTGCCAGAGATATTTTGACTTCTGTTTTATATTCTAATAATACAACGATTCCTGTTATCGAACCAATTGGCAATACGATGTATGGACTTTGGGAAGCATTTCGAAGCAATATTCGTAAAAAAAGCAGCCTGTATAGAGAGTTTGAAGCGGCTGGTGTACCGATGACGACACGTATTTCTACAGATAGAGCAAGCTTAAAATGGCAGAAACTGCAAGAAACTCCTGGTATAAAGCAAGGCACAATGGTTTATAAGGCTTTTCAAAAGCTAAACCAATCTCTTGAGGAAGCTGCCAGATTAGGTGAATTTGCTGCAGGACGCAGGAGAGGAAAAAGCATTTCGGAAGCTGGGATGGATGCAAAAGAAATAACTACTGACTTTAGTAGAGCTGGCAGTTTAGGACGGAAATATAATAGATATGTGCCGTTTTTTAATGCTGCTATTCAGGGTACAGACAGGCTTATTAGAGAAGTTAAGGCTCATCCTGTACGTTTGGGAGCTAGAGTTGGAACGGCAATAATATTACCGGCTTTGTTTGAATGGTTGGCGTTTCATGATGAAGACTGGTATCAAGATGTTCCGCAGGATATTAGGGACAATTATTTTATTGCCAGAATTGGTGATGAAATAGTAAAAACTCCATTACCGCAGGAAGTTGCATTTTTATCTGGCGGATTTAAAAGAGGACTTAGTAAAATACTTGATGATAATCCTGATGCAATGAATAAATGGGCTTCTAATACGCTTGATACAATGCTGCCTGATTATGTTCCTGCTTTTATGAAACCGTTTTTAGAATGGCAGTCATCTTATAATTTCTTTACAGAAAAGAATGTTGTACCTGTAAGTTTGCAGAATCTACCAGATAGAGAACAATATGATATTTATACAAGCATGACTGCAATAAAACTTGGTCAGGCACTGAATGTTTCTCCGAAGAAAATTGATAACTTGATTCAGAATGTAGGTGCTACTGGGGCAGTTACATTAAATGCTATGATCGGCGATTCTGTTTTGGGGCGTGAAAATGAATTGCCGGCTAAATATATGAATGAAAAGCCTGTTATTGGTCGTTTCGGATATACGCCGGGTAAACGAAGCCAGAATATAGAGGATTTTTACCAGCTTTATAATGATACCAGTAAAGAGTTTAATGCTTATGGTAAGTTAGGTAAAAATGCTAAAAACTGGAATAATTTAAAAAATGCAATGAAAAAAGTGCGTGCGCTTAATAAGAAGCGGAAGACAATACTTAATAATCCTAAGTTGTCTGCACAGGAAAAACGTACACAGATGGATAAGTATCAACAGGATATTATAAGGATTGCTACCATGGCAAATGAGAAGTATAGTTTAAAAGAATAAAAATAACCGCCCCAATTTTGGGGCGGTTTAACTTTAGTATCCCACAGGAGCAGGAATTAAAGTGAGTTTCGTATTGATGATATCAAGTGCATCACACGATATTTTAATTCCTATGTCTTTTATTGTTGTGGCAAAACATTGAGATTTTTCAGGCGTATTACAGTAGTTATACAGCTTTAAAACTTCATGTAGAGCAATCAGTTTGCCTTCTAAATCCTTTATCTTCTTCTGCAGCTCTGTATTCATAGGTGCATTAACAAGCATAGGTCTTTGCGGCTCACACGACGATTTTACTGGGAACAATTCAGCAGGTGTAAATTTTCGATTTCTAGCTTCGTATATCTTTCTAACTCCGCTTTCAGTGAGCACCAGCAATGCAACGATTGCATGCTTAATCTTATTCTCTCTGCGGAACTCAAACAAATCACGTCCACGTAAGAAATAAAAATCTACGCTCTCTGTCATAAACCACGGTCTGCGAATATAATTTTGAATCGACGATGCATCAACATTGAAGATCATAGCTATATCTAACTTAGTTAATACCGGTACGCCTTTCCAATATTTTACTGTAGGCTTATATGGCTCCTCAATAAGCTTTTGCTGTAAAGGCTTTTTATTGAGCTGTTCCTCCATTTCATGGAACCGGTTGATATAAGATGCAGTAAACGACGACCCTTTACGACCGGTTTGTTTATGGGCTAAGAACTCACAGCCTTTCTTGGTTATTTGATAGATTTTATAACGTCTGCCAGTACCAGCTTTATAGGATGTTTCTTTGAAAAAATCATCAGAACCCAATTTTGGGTTTTGACCTAAATAGCTAATATAAGTATCAATATCCCTCAATAAATGGTCATGTCTTTTGTTAAGCATTACTGCTACTTCACGGCTGTCTAAAGTTAAACTTTTGATGTTATTCATGCTGACAACTCCTTTCAATTTGAAAGAAGAAGTGCTTTATGTTACAATATTCCATAGAAGCACTTGCTTCTGTGTATAAGACTGGTATTTGCTTTCCACGGCGGCCAGTCTTATTTTTTTATATCGTCCTTTAATTTTTTTATGCCTCTCCTTATTCCTTCTGTTCGTGAAATAACCTCTTGTTTGCAATAACGATCCAAAACAGATAAAGTTTCTTCATCTAATCGAACATGAATAGGATTTGTTTTGGGATTATTTGTCGGACGACCTCTTTTTTTAGCTACCATTTTTTCACCTCCTTTTTCGTAGCCCTTAATTAAATTATATTTTTGTAGCCCGAAAAAGTCAAGTGTTATTTTCAACAAATTACGAATGTGATATAATTGTGAAAAGTGAGGGATACAAATGATAGATTCTATGAAACTTATTAAATTATTAGCCAAGGATATATCTACTATTTCTTCTAACGAAAGTCAAAATATATGCATTTTAACTTCTTCAGATGGAATTAGTGAACCTTATTTAAACTTTATCGAAGAATACATATGTGTAAAAACCTATATGGTATATAAGCTTTTAGTGGATTCAGACTTTTTAAATCACAATGATGTAATACGAGATAAAAATACATTATTGGAGGTACTAATATCCCAAACAATTAGTTTTCTTGAAGAAAATACCTCGTTGTTTCCTACTTCATTATTTTTTGATAATGTTGTTAAGAAAATATCAAGCCGGGTTCAAGGTTACATGCAAGATTGTTGTGGATATTTTTCTATCACTGTAGCGTTTATTCAAAATTTGCCAAATTCTTTAAGTAATAATATAGATGTGGCATTATTGGCTAAATTTATTGATAAGGGAAATAAAAAAATAATGGATGATGTAGAATGTATTATTAAGTTCAGAACTGCTGAAAAAAAACAAACATTAATACGATTATTTTTCCCAAAAATCAACTGTTTTTTAGAGATATTTATAGTTTTTGTTTTGTTTTTATTGATACCTGTATTATTAAATTACTTAATTGATAATCCAAACAAAAAAATGTATTATGTCTATGCTTATATATTATGGGCATTGCCCGCTCTACTAACTTATATTGATAAAGCTGACCCAGCAGTAAAACATAAATCTGATTTTATGGAAAATGCTATTAGAGTATGGGCAATTTTATTTGCATTGTTTTGTGTTAATATAATTGTTGGGCTAAAAATTATTTATGATTGATAAAAATAAAACCGCTAAACTGATTGAAAACGAGAAGCCCGAATGGCTCATGCCGTTT